CCGCAGGATTACCCACGACGGATGGCGGGGGGAGGACCCGCGAGGGTGGGCGGTCATCGAGCGGTGGCAATGGCCCGATCGATCGCGGCCGAAAGGTTGGTGTTGAAAACACGAGCGACGGTCTGACGACCGACGCGCTCGAACGGAAAACGAGGGGCGTAGGTCGGCTGACGTTCGACCGTGAGGAAGTAGGGGAAGAGGCGACCGCGGGAGCGACGGTAGACACCAGGGCCACGCTTGCCACCTCGAGGGGTGCCGATGAAGAAGCCGCCGGGGTCGGTGGTGGAAAGGCGAGATTCGATCTGACCGAAGAGGTTTCGCTTCGGGTTGCCGGCGGCATTGACCGCGAGGGCGGTGGGCACCAGCTGGCGGTCGGGGAGGGCTGAACCAGAGGAGGCAGCGAGACCACGGATGAAGCCCTCGTACTCCTTCCAGCGACGCTGACCACCAAAGGACTGGGTGGCGATGTAGGCGCGGTCGGGGGAGGGGAACACCTCGGCGATGAGGTTGGCCTTCGTCGACTTGGTGTAGCGGAAGGCGGAACGAGTGAAGGCTGTGGGTGAGGAGAAGGAGATGGCGGTCTGATCGCGGAAGGCGAGCTGGACCTGGCGAGCGGTCTGGTTGAGGGCGAGGGAGGAAGCGAAGGGGAGCTGATCGGTGACGCGAGCGAAGAAGCCCTGGGCGGCCGTGAGGCCTGATGTATCGAGATCGAGGCGGATCATGTGGGCCCAGGTGCTGAGGGAAGGGTAGGTGCGAGGTGAGCTTCCAACCTGTTCCAACCTCCGACCAACTTCCATTCGTGGGCTACGCGGGCCGTAACCCCCCTCTTCTCCCCCTTCTATTCTCCTTTTATCCTTTAGGTTAGAAGGTTAGATAGGTTAGAAGAAGGCAGGTGGGACAAGGGGTTTCGGCTTTCCAACCTGCTCAGTGAGGTTGGAAGAACACCCATTTGAGCCGGCCATCGTGGGTCGTGCGGCGCTTGGCCCAACCGAGCTCGCGCATGATGCTTCCAACCTGCATCTGGTCGGCACGGGTCTGGCGCTCGACCGGTTTCTGGACGGCCTCGGTGAGCAGCAGCTCGCTGGTGATGACGCGGCCGTGGTTGGCTGGAACGCGCAGCCAGGTCTCGATCGGATCGCGCCAGGGGTTGGCCAGCTGATAGGCCTCGTTCTCGTGGTTGACGGTGAGGGCGAGGTCGAGGGGGAGGTAGTTCTGTGCGCCGGCACGGTAGGCAGCGACCGCAGCGGACCAGATGGCGTCCCGCTCGGCGGCGAGGGTGCCGGTGTCGATCGGATCGGCCTCGTTGCGGGTGGTGGGGATGACCCAGAAGCGGCGGTTGCCTGTGTCGTCGCAGAAGAGGCCTTCGGAGCGGTTGGTCGAGCCGACGATGATGCCGCGGCGCGGGTTGTTCTCGACGGCCTTGCCGTAGGGCGCGCGGAACAGGTCGGATTGGGTCGTCAGGAACGCCTTCACCTGGCCGGCGTGCTTGCGGGAGGTGACGTGGTCGAGCTCGGCCCATTCCATGATCCAGGAGCGGTGGAGCTTGAGGAGGTCGTCCTTGCTGCTGAGGTCGCCGAGGGAGTCGGAGAAGAAGGGGCCGCCCAGGACGGACCAGAAGGATGACTTCCGGGCCCCCTGATCGCCGGAGAGGATGAGGGTGGTGTCGTGCTTGGTGCCGGGCTCGAACGCGCGGCGAACGGCCCCGATGAGGGTGCAGCGGAGCATGGCGTCGTAGAGGGTCGTCTGGCCGTGGGCAGCGTCCTCAGGCCGGAGGTAGGCGGTGGCGAGACCGTCGATGTAGGCGGGGGCGACGGTGGCGGCGACGTGTTCGAGGTAGAGGGTGACGGGGTCGTATGGGTTCTCGCGGGCGACCTGAACGAGAGCGTCGATGGCGAGGTCCTTGGAGACCTTGAAGCCTTGATCGGCGAGGGTGAGGTAGAAGCGCTCGGCACCTTCGAGGGGAGCGCCATCGAGCTCGACCTGCTGGTGGAAGGTGTTCCATCGGATGCGCTGCCCGTCGGCGGCCTGATGGCGGAGCATGAAGAGGAGCTCCGCAGCTTCGAGCTTCTGAGGCTTGGAGAGCGCCGGGGCGTAGGGCTGCTGGGGTTCCGGATGGCTGGCCTGGCTGGCCTGCTCCTGGGGCCTGGGCGGCGGCAGGACGGTCCGTGCGGTGCGGGTGTGATAGCGGAGGCGATCCTCGAGCTTGTCCTCTGGCGTCGAGGGCCTGCAGGAGCGTGACTCGGCCCCGTCGAAGCGCCGCCAGGCCTTCTTCTCGTCGAAGTCGCGGGCCTTGGCCCGGGCGGCTTGGACGTGGAGGGCGTAGGCCTGGCTGGCGCTGATGTCTGGGGTGTGGCCCTGAGCGCGAATCCAGGCCTCGGTGCCGCGAAGGTCGAGGGCGAGGCGGAGCTGGTCGTCGTTCCATGCCCCGGGCGTGCCGCCGGAGTCGACGAGGTCGCGGGAGTCGCGGGAGACGAAGTCGAGCAGCGGCAGGGTGGTGCCCTCGGGCGGTGGGGGCAGCGCGTCGGGCGTGAGCAGCGGTGCGGGCTCGGGGTCGGGCTGATCGAGCAGCAGCTCGATGAGGGCGGTGGGAGCGTCGGCGAGGGCCTGGTCGGTGGGGCCGCGGCCGCGGAGCCAGCGGTATCCGGAGGTTTCAGGATGAGCACCGACGACGACCGACTGATGGCCGGTCCACCGGAGCTCCAGCTGCTCGGCCTTGCCCTGGGCGTCGGTTGCACCGGTCTTGAAAACGCGGCGGCCACGGAGGGCGGGCCAGAAGTCAGGGGGGATGCGGTAGATGATCTGGAAGCGACCGTCCTTGCCCGAGGTCATGGCGAGGGACTTGGGCAGGTCGCGGAGGGGGAGGCCGAGCTCCTCGAGCTTCTTGGTGGCGCTGATCCCGTCGTGATCGACGAAGAGGAGACCTGAGGGGGGCCCAGCGAGGACGCCGACGGCCTTGGCGCGACCGGCGCGGATCTCGGCGGCCACGTCCGCCTTGGTGAGGGGGTGCTCCTGCCATGCGTCCTGGTAGGGGCGCTTGCGGCCGTCGACGGCCACGAGGGGCCAGTCGTCAGGTAGAGCCTGGAGCTGCTCAAGGAGCTGAGCCGTCATTCGTCAAGGTCCTCGATGAGCGTGGCGAGGCGGTTGAGCTCGGCCTGCACGGTGCGGGAGGTGGGGCCTGGAAGCTGGCGGAGGGCGATGGCGCGTTGGCGGATCAGCTCACCGATGCGGCGACGCTCGTAGGAGACGCCGGCGCACCAGGCGACGGAGTCGCGCAGCTCACGGACGCGAGGGTCTGGGTGAGCGTTCATTGGCCGTCCTCCCACTGGCCGTCGGGTGTGGCGTGAACGGTGTGGCTGGGGAACAGCTCACGGGCGGTGAGGAGGACGCGATCGCGGGAGACGCCGACGAGGGTGATGCGGATCGGTGGGATGCCGGGCCGTGAGGCGAAGACGGTGAAGGGCTGCGGGGTCATGCGATGAAGGCCGGCTGGTCGCGGTCGGAGAAGGTGTAGAGGTGGCCCGGGTAGGCGATGCGAGCGATGGCGATGGCCTGCTCGGGGGTCTTGGCGATCACCGGAAAGGTGAAGGGGCTGCTGCCGCGGGCATGGCAGCGGATGTCGTAGTGCTGCAGGGCGGTCATGCGGTGGCCTCCAGGGCGAGCAGGACGCGCTTGCGGAGGATGCGGCAGGAGCGCACGACGGCCTCAGCGGCGGGGTAGGTCCAGCCGAGGCGGATCGCCTGCTCGGCCCACTGATCGGGCCGCTGGACGAAGGCGACGATGTCGGCGTCGGTGGGCTCGAGGCCGTTGTGGGCGGAGCTGTAGAGGTGCTGAGCACGGCGCAGCGCCTCGGGTGGGGTGTAGGGAGCCATGGATGTGAAGGTGGACAGGCTGAAGCTAAGAGCAGCTGCGGGCCGCCGTGCTGGGGTTGTAACAGTCGGTCACAGACGCAGGATGGAGAGGGCGTCGGGGACGGAGCGGGCGACGCCGGCCATCCCGCCGGCCTGCTGCACGAGGCGAATGAAGGCGGCCTGCTGCTCGGTAGGCCGGGCCTGGTCCTTGACTTCGACGGCGGTGAAGACGGCGACGCGCTGCCCGACCATGTCGGGCGTGATGGTGATGGTGCGGAAGCCGATGAGGTCCGAGGAGCCAGGGCAGAGGCCGTAGCGCACGAGCTGGCCCTGGGCGTCACGGAGGGCCCCGACGTTGTTGCGCCAGAGGCGAGCGGGGCCGTTGCCAGCAGCGAGCTGGATCTCCGCCTGGATGCGGCGCTCATCCGAAAGCCGTGCCGCCATGTCGATTGCCTCGTGCTCGAAGGATGTGATCGGTCCAGCCGCGGCTGTACCCACGCTCCAGTCTGATGGTCTCCAGTTCCTCGCGGGTTCGGGCCTGGCCGACCTGGACGCGCTTCTGTCTGGCAACGACTGCGGCCTGCAGCTCCTGCAGATCACCCTCAACGGTCTTCAGCTCGCGTCGTGCCTGCTCGACCTCGTGGCCGCACTCGGGGCACGGGTTGGCGGCTGATGGGATCGCCGAGAAGCAGGCGGGACAGATGCGGACGGGCGGCGCGTCGGACTTGCGCTTCTGACCCTTGGGTCGGCCTTCGAGGGACCAGTCGCGGGGATCGGTGGGGAGGCCGTGGCGGAGGGTGTTGCCGACGTGGTCGTTGACGATCGCGTGGGGCTTGCCGGGGCATGGACGGAGGATGCGGCCGACCTGCTGGAGGTGAAGGCCGAGGGAGTCGGTGGGGCGGAGCAGGCTGGCCCCGGTGACCGACGGGATGTCGGTGCCTTCCGAGATGATGTCGCAGGAGGTGAGGACCTTCAGCTGGCCGGTGCCAAGGTCGGCGATGGTGCGGCGACGGATGCCGCGGTCCATGGTGCCGTCGAGGGTCGCGGCGGCGATGCCCTGGGCGCGGAAGGCCTCAGCGACGGCCTCGGCATGAGCGACGGAGCAGCAGAAGGCGATAGCGGTGCCGTTGTGGACGGGCTCGATGGTGCGTCGGTAGTGGGAGACGGCGTCGCCCATCGCCTGCCCCTGGCGGAGGATCTCCTCGGACTGCTGGTGACCCTTGCGGGTGTCGTAGCGACGGATGCCGGACAGGTCGATGCCAGGCGGTGCGAAGACTCGGGCGCGAACGAGGAAGCCCTCCTCGGTGAGCCAGGCGGCATCGGGGCCCAGGATCATGGTGTCGAACTGATCGCCCAGGCCGCGGCCGTCGAGCCGCTCTGGAGTCGCGGTGACCCCGAGGACGTGGGCCCGGGGCATGGCGGCCAGCACCTTCGCCCAGGTGCCGGCGACGGCGTGGTGGGCCTCGTCGACGATCAGCAGCTGGAAGAAGTCGGGCGGGATGGTGTGGAGCCGCCGGGCGAGGGTCTGGACGCTGGCGACCTGGACGCCCTGGCGGAGGTCTTGCCGGTAGCCGGCAGCGATGACGCCGTGGTTGCAGCCGATGGCGTGAAGGGAGCGTGAGGACTGATCGACGAGCTCCTGACGGTGGACGAGGATGCAGACCCTGTTGCCGCGGATGGCGGCCTGCTCAGCGATGTGGACGAAGGTGTAGGTCTTGCCACCGCCGGTGGGGAGGACGAACAGGACGCGGCGGTGGCCGGCCATGTAGGCACCGCGGATCTCGGCGACGGCGGTGGCTTGGAAGGGTCGAAGGGAGACTGCCATGCAGAGCCTGGAATCGGGGTTGACCGTGACAGGAGGATGGCAGATTATCCCGCGAAATCAACGGATTGTGACGTTATGCGACGGGAAGCAGCGGTAGGGGGCGGGAAGGGCCGGGAAGGCCTTAGGGTCATGAGCGACCCCCACAATTCACAGGATGGCCTATGCCTGAACTGATCCACCACGAGGGCCTCAGCAACGAGGACTACCACCGGCTTAAGGCCGTCTCGCCGAGCCAGATCAAGGTGCTGGGCCGCAGCCCGCTGCACTACTTCGACCGCTTCCTGGCCGAGGATCGCGTCAAGCCCGAGCCGACCGCGGCGATGCTCAAGGGCACGGCACTGCACACGGCGGTGTTGGAGCCGGAGCTGTGGGACACCACCATCGCGGTGCCGCCGCACAGCTTCGATCGTCGCACGAAGGTCGGCAAGGAGCTGGCGGCCGAGTTCGAGCGCGAGAGCGCTGGGAAGATCGTCCTCTCACCCGAGGATGCTGACGAGGTTCGCAGGATGGCCGATGCCGTGCGGTCGCATCCTGCTGCTGGCTTCCTGCTGGAGCTCCCAGGCCGGCGGGAAGCCAGCTACACCTGGACGGACCCGGAGACGGGCCTGGAGTGCAAGACCCGACCGGACTGGCATAGCGAGGATCGACGGATCGTGGTCGACGTGAAGACGTGCCGCGATGCGAGCCGGGTGGAGTTCGCCAAGGCGATCAGCAACCTGGACTACCACGTCCAGGCGGCATGGAACCAGACGGCCCTCGAGGCCGAGCAGTTCCTGACGATCGCAGTGGAGAACGAGCGGCCCTATGCCGTGGCGGTCTACCCCGCCAGCGGTGCGCTGATCGCCGCCGGCCAGCGGCGGATCGAGGCCGCGATGACGATCCTGGCCGAGTGCTGGAAGTCAGGTCGTTGGCCTGGCTATGGCGACCTGGTGCAGGAGCCGATCGAGCTTCCGGCATGGTGCCGAGACTGACCCCCCCTTATTGAGAACCATTCGCAGTAAACCCATGAGCGATTCAACCGCCCTCACGACCACGACCCAGCAGCCGGCCGCCGGTGCGCTGGACTTCCTCCACAACGGTGCCGCCCTCGACCACCGCTACCGGCTGGCGAAGGCCTTCAGCATGAGCGGCATGGTGCCGGCGCACTTCCAGGGCAAGCCCGAGGCGTGCCTCGTCGCCATGCTCTACGCCGAGCAGCTGGGCGAGCATCCGATGCTGCTGTTTCAGGAGATCAGCGTGATCAACGGCCGGCCGAACACATCGGCCCGGTTCGCCATCGCCCGGGCCAACAAGTCCGGCCTGCTCCAGGGCACCATCACCTGGAAGAGCAAGGGCCAGGGCGATGGTCTCGAGGTGACGGCCTCGGCGGTGCTGCGCGACACCGGCGAGGTGATCACGGCGACGGTGAGCATGAAGGAAGCCGCGGCCGACGGGTGGACGCGCAACCCGAAGTACAAGTCGATCCCGGAGCAGATGTTGCGGTGGCGCGCCGCGACGAGGCTGATCAACCTCTACATGCCTGAGGTGTTGTTCGGCCTGGGTGTGCGTGAGGAGGCCGAGGTGCGTCCTGCGCAGGTGACGGTGGAGAGCAGCGGCAGCGTGGTGGCGGATCTGAACCGCCAGATCGCGGCGAAGGCTGGCGAGAATGCATCAGATTCTGGCGATGAAGTGATTGTCGAGACTGTGGCTGTTCAGGAAGAGTTACATCAACCAGAGGTCAAAGACCCCTTCTGAGGAGGAGTGAATGAGTGGTAGTGAGCGACCGTACTTGACCAGCAAGGAGGTTGCCGTCCGCTGGCGGCTGAGTGATCAGACGTTGGCGAACTGGAGATCAGCGGGCAAAGGCCCGCCATTCATCCGGGTTGGCACCCGGGTTCTATACCCCATCGAGGGGATTCACGCATACGAACGCATCGATCAATCATGGCTTTCACAGGATTCTTCTCAGGACACATCGGCCGGGATCCCGAGCTGAAGTATCTCGACACTGGCGGGATGGTCGCCAACTTCACGGTGGCGGTGAGGCAACCGAAGCGCAACGGCGAGGATCGACCGCCCAGGTGGGTGAAGGTGGCGGTCTGGGGCAAGTCGGCGGAGTACGTGGGCAACTACGTCAAGAAGGGCGACGGGGTGATCTGCTCTGGGCGGGTCGAGCCGCCCGAGGTCTACACCGACCGCCAGGGCGAGATGCGAGTGGTGGAGAAGTTCACCGCCGACAACATCGAGAAGTGGTCGGATGCGAAACCGCGGCAGGGTGACGCGCAGCCTGGCGTTGCCCCTGCTGCGGCAGCACCTGCGGTGGCTCCTGCGCCGCGGCCGGCTGCCCCAGCGGAGGCTGACGACGAGATCCCGTTCTGAGGTCGGCCATGGATGGCTTTCTTGCGGCCCTGGCCGGCCTGCGGGCGCAGGTTCCTGATCGCGTGCTGATGGACCTGGTCGACCTGCAGGTGCTGGTCGGCGACCGTCTGCCGGCGCGGGTGCCGGTCGAGACCCTGCAGGGGCGATGGGGGATCAGCGAGGTCCATGTGTCGACGCGGATGTCCCAGCTGCGGAAGCTGGGGCTGGTGCGCTACGACCGCGGGGTTCGAGGAGCGCCGGGGTATGAGGTGTGGGGCCTGGGCCCCAGACCAGCCCGGGAGGTGGCGTGATGGCCCCGCAGATGCTCTACCACGGCGACGGGTGGACGATCACCCAGGATCCGATCTTCAGCCGCAATCCCAACCTGGTCCGCTTCCATCGCCAAAGCCGGACGCGGACCGTGCTCGACCAGATCGCCGAGTGGGATCCTCACGCTCAGGCGTGGGTCTCCAGTCGCTGGGTGCCCAGGTCGCCGAAGGTGCCGCAGCGGCTGATCGACAAGGTCGTGGCTCACATGAGCTTCGAGGAGCGGGCCTGATGTTCAACCCTGACTTCTACCCGACGCCGCCAGAGGTGGCGGCCACGATGCTCGACCCCCTTGACCTTCGCGGTCGCACGGTCGTCGAACCCAGCGCCGGCAGCGGCAACCTGGTTCATGCGTGCCTGGAGCGCGGTGCAGCGGAGGTGCTGATGGTGGAGCCGGAGGCCCGGCTCCGTGCCATCCTGGCCGGCCTGCAGGGCGACTGCCGGCTGATTGGCAACGACTGGCTGGCCATCACCGCCGACCAGATCAGCCATGCCGACCTGGTGGTGATGAACCCGCCATTCTCGGCGGACGAGCACCACATCCTCCACGCCTGGCAGGTGGCTCCGGCCGGCTGCCAGATCGTGGCCCTCTGCAACTGGAACACGGTCTCAACCGACCGGTGGAGCAACAGGGCCAGCCGGGAGCTGAAGACGCTGATCGAGCAGTATGGCGACAGCCAATACCTCGGCTCGGTGTTCGATGATGCCGAGCGGACGACGCGCTGCGAGATCGGCCTGGTCCGGCTGACGAAGCCGGGCCAACGTGTAAGCGGGGCTGATGAGTTCGACGGGTTCTTCCTCGGCCCTGATGACCTCGAGGCCCAAGGCGAGGGGATCATCCCCTACCGCCGGAGCCGGGACCTGGTGAACCGCTACGTCGAGGCGTGCCGGATCTACGACGAGCAGCTGGCCGCCGGCGTCCGGCTGCAGGCGGCGGTCGGCGGGATCTACAAGGGTGAGCTGGGCATCCGGATCAGCATGGAGGGCTGCAGCGCCAGCAGGAACCGGTTCCGCAAGGAGCTGCAGAAGTCCTTCTGGAAGTCGGTGATCGACGAGATGCTGCCCCAGGCGATGGCGACGAGCCAGCTGCAGGGGGACATCAACCGGTTCGTCGAGCAGCAGGTGCAGGTGCCGTTCACGGAGCGGAACCTGTTCCGGATGCTGCAGATCATCGCCGGCACGACGGAGCAACGGATCGACCGTGCCGTCGAGGCAGCGTTCGACGAGCTGACCCGCCACACCCACGAGAACCGGTGGCAGGTGGAGGGATGGAAGACGAACGACGGCTACCTGTTCGGCCAGAAGTTCATCGTGCCGTATCTGTCCGAACCGGACTGGAGCGGCGGCACGGTGAGCATGAAGTGGGGGGGCAACAAGGACAAGGTGCAGGACCTGGTGAAGGCCCTGTGCTACGTCACCGGCCGGAGGTACGAGGAGGTGCAGAAGCCGGCCCTGGGCTTCGAGCGCCTGGAGCCCGGCGTCTGGCACGACTGGGGCTTCTTCGAGTTCAAGGTCTACAAGAAGGGCACCGGTCACTTCAGGTTCAAGGACCTGGAGGACTGGGCGGCGCTGAATGGGCGGATCGCCAAGATCAAGGGCTACAGCCTGCCGGAAAAGCTCCGGCGCAAATCCAATCGCAAGACCACACGATGAGACGACTCGTTGAGTTCAACATTGGTGACACCGTCCACGCTTACAGCTGGCCGGAAGACATCACCTTCACCATCACCAACATGTTTCAGATCGATGGCGTGCCGTACTTCACACTGCGCGCCGGCAACGGTGATCACTACCGGATGCCGAAGCTCCACGTCTGCCACTATCCACTGCATCAACGGAAATGACACGGTCCTATGTTCTGCGCCGCGGAGCCTGCTGGCTCTGCCTCCCGCCTGGCGTGAGCCAGGATCAACGTCGGTCCTGGTGCCCTGGTGTCGAATGGTCGACCGACCGCAACAGGGCCTGGAAGGCTGCCACAATAGACGTGGCGATCGAACGCCAGACCCTGGCCCGGGCACTGCACGGCTGGGCAACAACGATTCAAGCGAAGCATGACTGATCAGGAAGTTCAGGATCAGATCGACGAGTGGTACGACATGGACGGCCGGAATGATCCGGCGCATCCATTCCACGCTCGTTACACCGGCCTCAAAGAAAAGTACTCACTGAAGATCGATGACTGTTCTGCCCGATTGGATGATCAAGGCGGCTGCCCTGCAGGGGATGATTCGGCCGTTCAACGAGGAGCAGCTGAACCCAGCGAGCTATGACCTGCTGTTGAGCGATCAGCTCCTGATCGAGAGCGCGGAGGGGCCGGAGCTGCGGCCCTACCCCCTGGGCGACCACGACGAGGGGCGGCCCTACCTGCTGGTGCCGGGGCAGTTCGTGCTGGCCTCGACGCGCGAGACGTTCGCCCTACCGGACTTCGTGGCCGCGCGGTTCGTGCTGAAGTCGAGCCGGGCCCGCGAGGGTCTGCAGCACCTGCTGGCGGGATGGTGCGACCCGGGGTGGCACGGCAGCCGCCTGACGCTGGAGCTGAAGAACGTGCGGCAGCTGCAGCCGATCAGGCTGTGGCCTGGGATGAAGATCGGCCAGATGGTGTTCCACCAGATGGCGGCAGCACCGGATCGCAGCTATGCGGTCACCGGCCGCTACAACGGCGACCAGGGCGTGCAGGGGAGCCGGGGCTGATGGGACGGGTCATCACGGAATGGCCGATCGGCCGCGGCCGGATCGAGCAGTGGGAGGACGACCAGGGGAAGCCCTACTACCGCGCGGTGGTGGGCGACCAGGCGCGCAGCTGCGAGGACCTCTACCTGGCGGAGATGTACCTGGCGCAGCTCACGGCTGCTGCAGAGAAGCGAGGATCTCCTCCGCCATCTGGCGGTGGCGATCGGTGACGGGTGCCGCCGCTGCATCAGCAGCGGCGAGCTGATGAACCAACTTCTTGTTGACGGACTGAAAGTGGAAGGCGAGCCGGCAGAGGGTTTCTGCCATGAAGCGCAGATCGTCGACGTTCGTGATGGAGCGGATGTCGCGGATCTGGAGCTCCATCTGGAACTCATGGTCGAGGGGTTGGTTCAGGTCCAGCCAGGGGGCCATGAGTGTGGGGAGCGGTTCGGGGAAGCATAGGACCGCCGCACCGTGAACGATTGTTACAGATCGAGAGATGGTGGGCGGGAGCTGGGTAGGGTTACGACAGGGCAGCAACCCAACCATTGCAGATTGCATCCATGACGTTGACGACACGAGTCCTGGAGTTCATCCAGAATGCACAGCCAGGGGATGCCCTGGCGTTGAGCACCGATGCCTGCTGCGAGATGCGGCAGGGGATCTACCTGGCAGCCGATCGGCTGCTCGACCGCCGCGACCTGGTGATCTACTGCCCGGGCGAAGCTCCGGTGGTGATGCGCTACGGCGGAGCTGGGAATGTGCTGGCGTGCGCGCAGGAGCTGGCGGCCCGGACCGGCCGGGAGCTGGAGCGATGAGACGCTGCATCGTCAACCTGCTGACGTTCCTGCTGCCGGTGGTGGTGATCGCCGTGGTGATCCATGACCACGGGACGATGCTGCCGCGGATGGAACGTGGGCAATGAAGCGCCGGCAGTACCAGGTGCCGGGCCTGTGGGTCGAGGCCTGCGGGGGTGGGTTCAACGCCTGCTACCGGGGCAGCGCCCGATGGTTCGCCAACCGGGCGGACCTGGTGAGCTGGCTGAAGTGGCCGAAGGGTCCCTCGCGGGATGCGCTGACGGCCTGGCTGGACGAGATCGAAGCACCTGCTGCCGCCGAGGCGGTGGAGCAGGACCCAACAGCAAACACTCGCACGATCATCTGATGACCGACATCAATGCAACGCTGGCCGAACGTGGCGCACGCTACGGGGACTTCATGGGCCACAGTGAGGTGACCCAGGAGTTGAAGAACTGCCTGCGGGATCACCTCGAAGCACGAAGCAAGATCCTGTCACCGGACCAGCTGGAAGCGCTGGACATGATCTGCCACAAGATCGGGCGGATCATCAACGGCGACCCGGACTATGCCGACAGCTGGGTCGACATCGCAGGCTATGCGCAGCTGGTTGCGAACCGCCTCCTGGGCAAGGGGGTGCTGTGATGTGGGACCCGAGAGAGGACAGCTACAGAGGCGTCATCCAGGGGATGACCAAAATGATTGCGGACCTGCGGCAGGAAAGCTACAAGCAGCTGCAGCGCATCGAGGCGCTGGAGGCCGCGCAGCAGCCGGCCCCGCCCGCGCCAGAGGTGGCGAAGCTGGCGGACAGATTGGATCAGATCGCTGCTCAGCTATTCAGCATCGGCGGCTGGGACGACCATTCCGCCTCTGTTGCCCGCGCCGCCACCCTACTTCGGCAGCTCTCCGCGCCTGCCGGTGTGCAGCGCCGCTACCCTTCGCCGGCCACCATCGCCGAGTGCGGTGGCCCGTGCGATAGACAGGGACCTGAGGCCTGCGACTGCAGCCTGCTGCAGGAGCTCAACCCTCCTTCGCCCGCGCCTGCCGGTGGGCTGGTGAAACGGGTGGCTCACCTGCTGGCCATGCGGTTCAGCGAGTCGCGCCCTGGCACCGACTGCACGCCGTTCGCCTGCGACGTGCTCCGCGAGGTGGCGGCAGCGGCTGAGCAGATGGCCCCTGACAAGAATCTGACGTGGGAGCGTGTCAGGCTGTGGCTGGAAGTGGAGGCCATCCGATGACCACCGACTTCCGCGCCTTGTGCGCTGAGCTGCTGCTGGCCTGGGCTGAGCGGACCAGCGCCGCGCTGTCCGCCTCGGAGCAGGGGCCGACGGATGAGGAGATCATGGAGCTGATGCCGGAACAACTTCGGGAGGACCTTTCCACCGTCTCACGGCTGGCAGCCCATGGCGCAGGTCCAGACGTGGGCCCCGGCCTGTACCGCGTCACCCTGAACACTGGGATCGTTGACCACTGCCGCGCCGTGCTTGCCCGCTGGGGCCGCCCTGCCGTCGAGCCGGTGCCGGTCGCCGAGCGGTTGCCGGGGCCGGAGGATTGCGACGATCAGGGGCGGTGCTGGTGGCTGGACCGACCGCTCAAGTACGCCCCGGCCTGGATACTGAGGCGTCCGGATGACGGGCTGCTGTTCACGTTCATCGCCTGGGCTCCCCACTGGGCATTCCCCTTTCCGCAGGAGGGGGCCGATGGCTGACCTCTCCCCCGCTGCCGCTGCCGCCTGGGAAGCGTTCAACGAAGTGGCTGAACGTGTCGGCGTATTCGAGGATTACGGCGATGCGCTGGCCGCCTTCACCCGCGCTCTGGCGGAACAAGCCGGCTCCGCGAAGCACTGGCACGTCAATGAGCTCCGCGCCATCGCCGCCGAGCTGGAGGGCCAGCAATGAGCAACCACATCGACCCCGCCAGTGTTGCCTGGGGCATGAGCCTCGGCCTGATGCTCGGCTCATGGATCCGCGGTGCGCTCAACGCTCCGGGCCGGCGCATGGTCCGACCTCGGGGGTCCTACGGCTCTCCCCGCGGCAGCAATCCGCCACCTCGTTTCACCGAGGGCCGCACCATCCGCGGCAACGGCAACGGCGGGCCCGCCACGGACAAGCCGCCGATCAAGCCTCAGCCCCATGGCGGCTATCAGCCACGCCCCCCAGCGGGGCACACCGAACCCTCCGCCATCTGAACCATGAGCACCTGAGTCGATGAGTGACATCTACGTCTTCCCTGCAGAGATGAACGCGGATCAGTTCATGCAATGGCTGGAAGATGCCAGCATTCCCGATCTGGAAGCGTTTGGATCTGGCGAATCCAGGTTCTTCGTCGCTCCAGGACTGAGGAAGTTGCCGCCACCAAACCCGAACGATCGCAACCTGGGCCTGCGGTAAGCAGACCGCGGCCCGCCGGAGCCGCACCCAATCCGCGTCACCATCCACCTGCTCACGCATCATGCTCATCTCTGGAACCTCCCGCGCCGACGTCCTCACCGGTGTCGCCGGCGAGACCGACCAGTTCATCATCAACAACGCCGGGGACCAGATCCTCGGCAGCGAAGGCCGCGACATCGTGGTCTCGTCCATCAGCTTCGACATGGCCGCCTCGAATGCCCAGTACCTGGTGCTGACGGGCCGCGCCGCCATTGACGCCACCGGCACCGACAAGGCCGAGGTGATCGCCGGCAACACGGGCGACAACCTGCTGAACGGCGGCCGGGGCCAAGATCGCCTGATCGGTGGCCGCGGTGCTGACACCTTCGTGTTCGACGCCCACGGCCAGCTCAACGCCGACATCATCGAGGACTTCAGCCGGGCCCAGGGCGACACCATGGCCCTGTCTGGTGCCGCCTTCGGCATCGCCGCCGGCACCGCCCTGGAGTTCGCCGAGGGTGCTGCCCTGGGGGCTGGCGCGACGGTGTTCCGCGACGCCACCAATCAGCTCTGGTTCGACGCCGACGGCATCGGCAACGGTGCTGCGGTGGTGTTCGCGCAGTCGCGGGCCCAGGGCCTCGACAGCTCCTGCTTCGCGGTGATCTGATCGACCACGGGCCCCGGCACTGCGCTGGGGCCTTTCCACCCTGCCAACCTCCCATGAATCTCGTCTTCTCCAAGGGCTACGACGGCTACGGACTGCAGCAGCTGCTGGCGCTGCCGTTCGCCGACATGACCAAACGACTCGCGGCGTTCCACATCTGGGGACCACGCAAGATAGTCAACCCCCGCGCCGGCTTCCGACGGACCGACACCAGCCTCGATGCCACCGTGCCCGCACCGCCGGCCGATGACAGCCGTGAGACTGCCGGCGAGTTGCTCGAGGTCGCTGCGATGCAGTGGCTGATCGATCAGGACATTGACAGCCTCGACAGCCATCCCGATGCCAGACGGATCGCGGAGATCCTCGGTGCATTCCCTGGCATCCTGACCCGTCCGGGTGTTGGCGGCATGTTCCGCTATGGCCCCGGCGATCTGGGGCGGCGCACCAGCGCTCTGCTGTGGCAGTCGATCCCAACGGGATGGAACCGCGCGTCGTTCGAGCCGCTCATCAGGAGTGGCCGCTATGGCGCCACACCGGCGGCCTATGAGGCTCTGCAGCTGGGGCAGGTGAGCGAGCGGCAGCAGTTCGAACAGCAGCGACGGTGGAGCGGTCGCGCCCTGGCCAGCCTGGTCCATCAAGACCAGCCTTACCTGATCCCGTTGTTCGTCGCCTGCCAGCTGCTGGGATCTGGAGCACGGCTGAGCTCGAGGTTCCCGGCCATGATCGCCGAGGCGCCATTCGTGACCGGCGGCGGCGTCCTGGCGCTGCAGTGCGCCCTGGCGACAGTCACCGAGCAGGCGATGCGGTCCTGCTGGGCGGTGAAGTTCCAGCGGGGGAGGGAGCGCCCTGAGCGGCTGTGGCGTGAAGGGGTCCAGGGCAACCTGCACCGGGACTTCCTGGAGATCGGCGGCTGGCTGGTGCAGCAGACCGGCGGCTATCTGCCGATGACCTATGCCGAGGGCTCACCCTTGCATCCGGACTATCCGAGCGGCCATGCGACGATCGCCGGCGCCTGCGCTGGGATCCTGCTGGCATGGTTCGCTGATGGTCCGCTGCCGTCGCTGGAGATCACGTCGGTGCATGACGAGATCCGGCAGATGATGTGGGCCCTGGCCGTCGGCCGCAGCTGGGCGGGGATCCATTCCCGGTCGAGCCTGCTCACAGGCCTGCAGCTGGGGATGGCGCATTCGGTGTCATTCCTGCGCAACCTGAAGGCCAGGACGCCGGAGCCGCTGGGGGCTGCGTCGTTCGCGGCATTCGATGGGACGGTGCTGACCGTCTGAGGTTCAGCGATGCCGGAGGCCTTCGACATCAACCCGAAGGCCTTGGATCGCTTCGTCCTGCTGCTGATCCTTGGCGGTCTTCTGCTCCAGCTGCTGGCAGACGACCGTCAGGGTTTTCGCCATCTCTGCGAGGGTGATGGTCTGACGCCAGGTGAAGCCGACGAGGGTGGCGCCGATGGTGAGAGCAGTAGTGGCGACCGCAACGAGGAGGCCAGGCAGAGCCTGTTGCAGCACCGAGTGGTGTGGAGAGGGCGCCATGGGAGCAGTCTACCGGCGGGGCTGCAGCGGATCGGATTGTGAACGATTGTTACTACTCAACCCTGCAGCGGGATGGCGGCCGGTAGGGTGTGATCATCGGGGCGGAGACGTCCCATCACCACACGTCACCAGTCATGACCGCCACCCTCATCGAGAAGCACAACGAGCAGTCCTATACCCTGACCACCGAGAAGGGCCGTGAGATCAGCGTCTACTTCCACTCCTGGGGCGCCGTTGGCGTTTACATTCAGCGGGCCGGCCACCCTGGCCTGTCGGCTGGTCGCCGGTTCGCCAACGTTGAAGCGGCCATCGCCGGATACAAGGCCGCTGACGTGAAGGGCGCCCTGGCGGCGCTGCTGCCGGGCTGACAATCCGTGAACCAGTCATCGACAGGCCGAGCGCGCCGTCGACTCCATCGCATTCACACCATGACCACCTGCGTCCTCGCTTGGGCCGTTGCTCTCCTGCTCCTGCCCATCGTCATCATCCTCTGGGCCACCGAGACCCGGCAGCAGCGGGCCCGCCGCTGGCGCGCCGCCGGCTGGACCCAGCAGCGCATCGCCGATCGCCTCGGCTGCAGCCGCACCACTGTCCGCCGGATGCTCGCGGCCTGACCGCCCGCTACCCTGCGGGTGTCCATTGTGGACAGATCGTGCGCCACCACGTCGTCAGGGTTGGCCCGGCACTCCTCGATGTGCGCATTCCTTATAGCTCGAAGTCCGAGGAGTTCCACTGCCTCCTCGCTTCCGACATCCACCTCGACAACCCGAAGTGCAACCGGGCCCTCCTCGCCCGGCACCTGAACGAGTGCCGCGACCGGCAGGGTGCCGCCTTCATGTTCGGTGATGTCCTCTGCCTGATGCAGGGGAAGAACGACCGACGCGGATCGAAGAGCAGCATCCGACCGGAGCACCTCGGGTCCAACTACTTCGACCTGGTGTTCGGCGAGGCCGCCGACTTCCTCCGGCCCTGGGTCGGCACCCTGGCGATGATCTCCGACGGCAACCACGAGACAGCGGTCGCCGGCCGGAACGAGGTGGACCCCCTCGACAACGTCATCCGTCGGATGGGCCCCGGCGCTCCGCACCACATGCCCTACCAGGGGTTCGTGCGGTTCAGCTTCTACCAGGAGAACGAGCGTGGCCCCGGCAAGTCCCGCTCGGTGCTGCTGTTCTTCCACCACGGTGCCTGGGGCGGCGTCGTGACGAAGGGCGTCATGGGCGGGGGTCGCTACGCCACCCTGGCCCCGCAGGCGTCGATCTGGGTCAACGGCCACAACCACGAGAGGACGATAGCGGCGCACCCCTGCTACCGAGTCACCACCTCAGGCCAGCAGCAGATCGAGACCCGCTGGCATCTGCAGACCGGCACCTACAAGGAGGAGTTCGCCAGCGGCGGCGGCTGGGCGGTGGAGAAGATCGTCCTGCCGAAGTCCTTGGGCGGGATCTGGCTGACCCTTCGCCCGCGCCATTCCTCCGGCGTCGACATCATCCCCAGCCCAGCAGCCTGATCATGCCGGCGGCCACAGCTCCCGCGGTGTCGCGCCGGTCGCCATCATCCTGGCCAGCCGCTCGGCGCGCTGCCCCACCTGCCGGGCCCACAGCGAGTCGAGCATCATCGTCGCCGCCTGCTGATACTGGCCGGTCCGGATCGCCTCGAGGGTGCGCTTGAACTGCAGCAGCCCGGGCAGGCCCAGGTTGAAGGCCATGTCGAGCAGCACCCGCTGGCGCACGTCATCGAGGGCCGAGGCCCAGGGCAGCGCGCGGAACAGCTCAATCTCCAGTAGCCGGATGTCGCCGTCGAGCAGCATCGCCGACTCCTCGCGGGTGATGCCGCGATCGTCGAGGTTGCGGCCGACGCCGATCGTGAGCTTGCCGGCGGTGCACCTGTACGGCTTCAGCCGTTCGCCCTCATGCAGCCGGATCTGGCGGATGAGGGCGGAGCGGTCGAAGGGCACGTCAGCGGCCGGGGTGGTAGGGGAAGGACTGGCGGAGCAGCTGCAGGGCCAGCTGGGTGATGGAGTTGGGGCGGATCTTGGCCATCCCGATGATCTCGCTGATCACGAAGAGGGCGAAGCCGATGTACTCGGGCTTGATGTGGTCCATGGTTGCCTCAGCAGTAGTGGAGGAAGGTGGTCAGGACGTACTTCGGGCCTGACCGTGGCGTCCTCCCAGCATGCAGCCAGGGCCACATCGGGGGGAACAGCAACAGACTACCGGCACTCGGTCGAACCGCCTGCCGCCACAGCGGGAAGTCGGTCTCGCCGCCGTCGCGGACGTCGTTGAGCCAGATCAGGATCGACAGGAACCGCCGGGCGGTGCCGTGGTCGACCACGTCAACATGCTCAGGGCATTCGTCGACGTGCGGGTTGTAGCGGCTGATCCAGATGTTCTCCAGCGTTAGGTCATCGGGCCACTGGTGTGGGCCGATGGCCAGGTCAGAGGAGTAGGCCTCGAACTGTGGGATCAGAGCATCGAGGATGTCGAGTTGCGCTTCGGGCCAGTCGTGGCTGAGGTTCAGCTTCGTGACCCGGCAGTCATCATCGTCGATCCGATGCTGCAGATGGTTGCGATGCTCGAAGCCTTCGATCAGATTGCGGCAGGTGGCGGGGCTGAGCACCGCCGGGTAGATGCGAACCAGGTCAGCCAATTCCATCAGCCCTCCTGGTAGACGCTGACGAAGACAGCACCGCTGGCGGTGAGGGGCAGGATCCGGTCGCGCAGGTCGGCGTTGTGGAGACGGATGCAGCCGAGTGTCGGCACCAGGGGCTGGCGTGGTTCCCATGCCCCGGGCCAGCCGCAGGCGCTGCCGCCGCCGTGGATCATGATGCCGGCCCGACCGTGCCGCTGCTCCTGCCCCTCGAGCTCCACCAGGTCGAAGCTGTACCAGCCATAGGCCATGACGTTGCGGCTGTAGACCGGCACCGGATCGATCTCATAGTCGCGGTAGATCGCGCCGATCTTGTAGAGGCCCGGGGGCGTATCGGTTCCGACGCCTGCCCAGTCGTAGTCAGACCCCTGCCCACGGGCCAGGCAAGGGATCTCCCACAGCAGCTGGCCAGAGAAGCTGAAGGCCTTCGCCCGCTCGGTGATGTCGTTGACGATGAGGTGGCTGTCGCCAGGCCTGAAGCCGCAGTCCTGAGGCCGCTTCTTGGGACCGATCATCGATGCTGCTCGTGCGTCGCTGGCTGTCCGAACTGTAGTCGCGGGGCAGCAGCAGTCACGATGATCGGGCCGAGGATGGAGAGGGCAGCGCAGATGCCGAGGATCCAGGCCTGGCTGCGCTCCAATGCGTTGATCCGCTCGTCCCGCTTCTGCTCCGACTCATCCCTGCTGGTCTCCCGCTGCAGCAGCAGGTCAACCTTTGTCTCAAGGGCGATGACCGCCCGGAAGATCTCCAGGTGCGAGACCTGGTCGACGTTGTCTGCCATGCCATGGGTCTCCACCATCCGAGGGTAGCTGGCCGGTCAGAGCACCGCCTGCAGCCTCACCGTGACGTCGATGACGCTGCCCGATCGGTGCGTCTCCTGCGGCGGCTCGAGGTAGACCCAGTAGCGAGGGTCGGAGAGGGTGATGGAACCGAGCTGAAAGGGGATCGCACCGCTGCCCTGGGTGGCGAAGTGAGAGCGGATCAGCGCAGCCTCGGTCTGGCTGAGGTTGAGGAAGCTGAGCGACAGGGCTGCACCGGTGCGCGTCGGGCCGGTGCGGAAGCGAACAGCACCACCAGCCCAGCCAGGCTGTGTCGTGACGGGATGCCGCCCCAGGTCGTAGCTGCGCTCGTTCGGCGCGAGGGGCGGGAAGTAGGCCATCAGTTCTGGATGGTGATCGTCGTGGCCGCCAGGGAGAAGGTGCCGGAGGTGGTCGAGACATCAGTGCCGAAGTCGTTGTAGGCCACGAGCTCGTCTGCACTGCTGGCGCCGCCGCGGGACTTGTAGTAGACGGCGCCCCGGGCGGTGATGGTAGAGCTGGCCCAGGAGACGGCACCGAACTGGATGGTGGTCCGGTCGTTCGCGGTGCTGAGCGTGACGGTAGCGGCTGAGGTGACGCCGCCGGTGCTGTAGCCGGTGCCGGTGACTTCGTTGGTGATGTCGTTTCGCTTGTCGTGGACGTCCTTGTCTGGGGTGTAGGACGAAGTGACGAGCATCACCTTGAAGGTGTCGGTGTCGGCATCGATCGCACCGGTGGCCAGGTCGCGGTGGAAGGTGTTGTAGATCAGGCTGGCCATTGAATGTGCTCGATGGTTGGAGTTTAGGAGGCCGTCGCCAGGCCAGCATCAAGGGAGAGTGTGAGCGTGAGGGCAGCGCCAGCAGCGGAGCTTGAGGCGGTGGCGGCGCCAGGGGTGATGGAGAGGGAAAGGCGAAGGTCAGCACCGACGACGAACATCAGGGCTGCGACTTCAGAGATGAGGGTGACAGAGACGTTGTGGACGAGGGTGCAACCGCTGGACTGATCGGATGGAATGTCGACGATCTCGGGCGGTGCGTCGTATCGCCAGAGGTAGCCGGCGGTCAGGTAGTTCGCGGAGGTGTGACCAGAGAAGAGGGCAGAGGGAAGATCGAAGGCGATAAAGTCCGACTCCTGGCCGTCGTAGTGGCTGACGATCAGATCCTTGTCGGCGGTGCTCAGAGCTGCGAAGGACAGCTCAATGCGTGCGTCACGTGGTGCGCTGCCGAGGAGGACGGATTCGTAGACGCCGCTGAGCGAGCGGGTGCGCTGCAGCTGATCTGATGGCGGGGTGAAGATCCGTGTGGCCGGGTTGAGGGAAGGAAAGGTGGCCATGGGTTACCGCTGCCAGAGACCTTGAGGGCAGAGCGCCCGGGGATCTCCGCCGATGCGTGCCTTGGCGATCATGAAGCAACCGCAGAGGGAACAGCGGCGGGAGTCATGGTTGAACTGCTCGCAGCTGAAGCAGGTGGCGAGGCGCTGGTTGTAGATGTCCTGATCGACAAGGCCATTGGTGAGCGCCTGGCCGGCGGTGACGACGAGGGACTCGGCCATGGTGGTGAGATCGGGCATGGTCATGGGCAGGTGGCGGAGGTGACGCAGGTTGTATAGGTACCGATGGGGAATAGCCTGGTGTATTGAACACCAAAGCCAACATTTCTAAAAGTGTAAACCCCACAGATGTTGGTGTAGTAAAACTGCGACGTGCCCGAACTGCTGGGCTGCACATAGGGAGTACCTGTTTTCGGGCCAAGGTTTAGGGCTTGAATCCTTAGTCCATCATCTCTCCAACCAAGATGTGGCGCCTCTGGATCAAAGAATTG